GGAACTGAGCTTGGAACATCTTATTTGAATGTGGAAGGGCTAGACCCATCTAATAAGGCACTTTATAGTGCTAGATACTTAATACCATTTAAAATATATGGAGAATAATAAATGGCTCATATTGATTCCCTAGGCGCAGGTATTTTTACCTACCTAGACATTTATAGTGGCTCATCAACACCTGCAACAGAAAATGCAGCGGGTTATGCTGACCTATTCGTAACAGTAAATGCTACTGATGTAGACCGTATGCCTTCTGTTCGTGAGTTCCCTTCAATCGGTACTCCTGCAAACATTGTTAACGTACCAGTTTATGGTCAAAGTTCTTCTTCTCAGGTGCAAGGTCAGTCTGACGCACCTACTCTAGAAGTTACTGTTAACTATGTTGCTAACGACATGACAGACATTCATGCTCTAATCGGAACACAAGTTTATTTCCGCTTTATGATGTGTGAAGAAGCAACTACAAAGGCTGCATCTTTGGATACTGCTGCTACAGCACTAACATATGGTAACACAGAATTTTACTTCAAAGGTAAAGTTGAAGCTATCTTGATCAACCCTGCATTGACAGACCAAACAACTGCTACAGTTACTTTGTCTACTCAATCAGACTTCTTTGGTCCAGCTACACTACCATAAAAAACTTTTTAGGGAGTCCCTTTGGGGACTTCCTTACCTATATAATAAGAGAGATATTATGGATAAACCATTTAGTAAAGCATTTGTAATGCGTACTACGTTTCGACATATGCGGCGTAGTATAGACATTAGTATTCGAAAGAGTTTTGAACGTTTTAAAGATTTTGAAGAAGATTCAAAAGAAGGAAAAGAGTGTTTAGAAACTCTATCAGTATTACACACAGTAAGAAAGATGCTTGATGACTTTCAAGCTAATAATCAAGATTTGTTTACAGAAAAGGATAAACTGCAATGAAACATTTAGTTGGTAAAAATATTTTAAAAACGGTTGATTTTATGGGAGAGTCTGTAGAGATTAAAAAACTATCAGTCTCAGAGGTTCTTAAAGTACAAGATTTAGTACGAAAAAGTGAAAAATCAAAAGCAAATGACGCCCAAATTGACTTGTTAAAATCAGTTATTAAAATTGCAGTTGTTGGTGCAGACCAACTTACCGATGAAGATTTTAACACTTTTCCTTTAGGTGAATTAAATGTTCTTTCCGAAAGTATCATGGCATACTCAGGTCTAGGAGCACAATCCGAGGGAAACTAACTGATAAAGAGGAATCTATTTTCGAAATAGCGTATGAGTTAAAAATGCCTGTTTATAAACTCTTAGATGAAATGCCTTATGAAGAGCTTTTAAAGTGGTTTGAATTTTTTCACAGAAGACCTGTTGGTTGGAGAGAAGATCAAAGAACTTATTTAATGTTACGTTCTCAGGGTGTAAAAGGAAGCGCCGAAAGTATATTCCAAACTTTAAAACAGATTAAAACAAATAGCATAAAGCAACAAAAGAACGATCAGGCAGTTCCTAAAGGTAAAATGTTAGAATTAATGCTAAAAGCTAAAAATGGAGACAATTCAGGTTGGAAACCTGATTTTAAAAATAAATGAATAAAATTAGTTTAGATATCGTGAACTTCAAACAAGAACTCGAAAGAGTTGAAAGAGAAGTTCGAGAACAAGCTAATATGTCTCTGGAACAAAGAATAGATTATGCTACAGAAACTTTACGAGTAGTTACTCCTGTTGATACAGGCAAGGCTCGTTCTGGTTGGAAAAGCAGAAAAAGAAAGAATAGTTCTTTGTTTGTTGAAGGGGTAATTGAAAACCCTGTTGAATACATTTCAGTTCTTAACCAAGGACATAGTAAGCAAGCGCCTAGATACTTTATTGAGCAAGTCTTAATGAAGATAGGCTTGATTACCCCTAATTAAAAATTAGCCCTCTGATGGCTTCCTGTATCGGGAACTCGTTAGGGGGCTAATTTATTAAGGAGGTCACGTATGAGTGGTGTAGAAATTAGAGTCCGTGCTAATACGGCTCAAGCCCGAAAGGATCTAGGGCAATTAGAAAGATCTGTTACAAATCTAGATAAAACAGCTAGTAGAGCCGTTGGTGCCTTTAGAAATTTAGCTATTGGTATCACTAGTGCTTTCGCTGCTACTCAAGTAGTAAAAGGTATTTCAAGAGCTACCGACTCTGTTAAAAACTTCGAAAACAGAATTAGACTAGTTACTGGTGAAGTAGGTAATGTTACTGGTACTTTAGAAAAACTTTACAATATCTCTGCTCGTTCTAGAACCGAAATCGGTGGAGCAGTTGAAGTATTTAACCGTTTTGGTCTAGCAATTAAAGACGTAGATCCAGGACAACTTCTTGAAGTTACAGAAACAATTCAAAAGGCTACTGTTATTTCAGGTGCTTCTGCTGAATCAGCAAGAGCAGCACTTGTACAGTTAGGCCAAGGTCTTGCTTCTGGTGAACTTAGAGGACAAGAACTTAACTCAGTTAGAGAACAAATTCCACGAGTAGCCCAAGCAATTGCTGATGGTATTGGTGTAGAATTAGGCGCTCTTAAGAAGTTAGGTGAAGAAGGCGCTTTAACAACACAAGTTATTTTAGACGCACTTTTATCTCAAGGCATAGCTGTTGATGAACAATTTAAGTTGATTGCAACAACTATTGATCAGGCAACTACTGTATTTAAGAATGAATTTGTTGCAGCTATTTCTGCGATAGATCAAGAAATTGGATTTTCTCAGGTTGTTATTGAAGGTATTAATTTAGTTACTAATGCCGTATATAATTTTAGAAGAACTTTCGCAAATAACTTAAGACTTATTGGTGATGAAATCTTTATTTTTAAGTCAGATGCTTACTTAGCCTTTCTTGCAGTTAAAAATGCTTTTAAAGATACTTTTAGTGTTGACACAAGCGGGTTTACTAAGGCTTATAAAGAATTACAAGAAATAATTGAAAGAGTTCTTTATACCACTGTAGACACTCCAGGTGGCACTGAAAAAGTAAAAAGGCCAATTAGGGGCGTAGCGGAAGCTATTCTTAAAGAACTTTCAAGTATAGAATTTTCTTTACCTGAACTAAATTATGAAAACTTTAGAGCTTCTTTAATTAATGCTAAAAACAGCACTTTACAAGTTATAAGAGATATTAGATCAGCAATTACTGATATATTTTATGAAACTAAAGTTGTTGGTCCAGGAATTGAAGAACTATTACCTAGAGATAACTTTTTTGGGAATAGCTTAGCTAACTTACAAGCTGTTTCAGCAACTATCAAAAATATTGTAGGTGATATAGGTACAGAATTCCAAAAATTAAAAGAAGGCTCTCCTGCAATTCAAGCTATCCTTGAATTTACTGGCTGGGTTTCTAATGCATTTTGGAAGCTTTATGACTATCTTGTAGGTAACTCAGTTGTACCTGATACTGTTGAGGAAATTAATCAAATATGGGGAAAACTATCTTTAGAAAATATTAGCTCCTATATAAGTGCTGCAAAACAAAGATTTAAAGAATTACTTGATTTTATTATCTACACAACTACAGAAGAAAACACTCGTCTTGATGGAATGGGTGGCAATAAGAAAGTTAAGAGACGTTTATTTCAATTTTTAGAAGACGCTTATAATGATGTCCTTCCTGTAATTGATAGAGTTAAACAAGCTTTTGCTGACTTATTTGATTTTATTGTTTATACAACTGTAGAAACCCCAGGTGGTACTGAAAAAGTAAAAAGAAATCTCTTTGGATTTATAGACGGAGATATTCTAACCCAACTGAAGAGTTTTAAAGATACTGCAAAAGGGTATATTAAGGAATTAGAAGCCGCTGTTAAAGGATCATTTTTATATAATGAAGATGGAACTTTTAAAGCTGGCTCAACTATCTTACAAGACACTGTAACAGTTACTCAAAAAGTAGTTGTAGACATTTCAGCTAAAACTTCAGAACAAATTGATAAATTAAGCAATATTACTCTTGGTTTTAGTGCAGATGATTTATTAAGCAAATTTAATGCTGCTTTAGTTGTAGGAGGTATTGCTGCATTAAAGTTAGGAACTAAAGGTCTGCTTTTAACCCTTGCAGGTCTTACTATCGGTGCTAACTTTGCACCAACTGAAGGTTTTCAAGCGGCTGTTCGTAGAATAGCACGAGACACTGTAACTGAAATTAATAATTTTCTTTCGGGTAGTGACGGTAATCTTTTTGCTACAGTAACTCTAACAGTAGCTAGTCTTGGCGCTGGGGTTCGTGAGGGGCTTGGTTTTACTGACAATGCTATTCTTGATGCCATTTTTGGTGTTGGTGCTCTTGCAGGTATTGGTGCTATTTTTAGTAAAAATGTTAGAAATGCTCTTATTTCGGCAGCTATTTTTGATCCTAATTCTGAAGAGTCTAAGAAATTAATTAGTCAAACTAAAGGCAAGGCTTTTGCTCTTACTAAAAATATTTTTAGACTTGCAGGTACTGTTGGTGGTGTTATTGCTTTAGATTGGGTTGTTGATAAGCTTCAACTTCCTCAAGAAGGTCTTACAGGGGTAGCAATAGACATTGGTACTGTAATTGGAGCAGGATTCCTTACAGAAAAAGCCGCTAATGCAATTTGGGGTGGTTTTAAAGGTCTCTGGACTACTGCTAAATTTAATGAACAACTTGGTAATGGTAATAGGTTTAAAATCTTAGGCCGTATGATCTTAGACAGAATTGCTATTGGATTTACTGCTCCATTAGGAATTGCAGCTATTGCAGCTGCTTTAGGCTTTGCTCTAGTTAAGGGTTATACTGTTGCAGCAAACAATTTCGGGGCAGAGAGCCAACAGCTTCGACTTGCTTTAGGGTTTTCTCCTACAGTTGGAGGCGATCAAGCTAAGGGAGTATCTGCTGCTTTTGCAACTGATATTGGTGCAGCCTTAACTGAAAACCGAGCAGGTCTTATTAAAGCTATTGAAGATGGTCTTAATATTAATGAGATTATTGATTCAGAGCTTGGTGAAAAGCTATTTGATGATATTGGCTCAAGAATTGATAAACGCTTAAGAAATGTAGATCCTATTAAAATTGACTTTCAGTCTTTATTTCCAGGATTTACTACTAAAGATGGTCAGAATATTAATGATGTTCTTAAGGCAACTCTTTCTAGTTTTCTTGATGAAGAAACTAATAAAATTGATCAGGAAGCCTTTAAAGAATATGGCGGCTTTGCTCAAGCATTTAAAGATGCAGGTATTGTATTTAGAATTGATCCTAGCCTAGAAATAGCAGAAGAAGCCCTTCAAAAGGGTGAAGAAGATATTAAAACACAGATTATTGATGCCTTAGGTGCTGAAGAGAAAATTCAAATGTTTAAAGCGGCATTTGAGTCTATTCGAGAACTACCTATTGTTACTCCTGAACAACAGAAGTCAGTAGATAATCTTAAAACATCTATGGATGGTCTTGTTGAATCTTTATCAGAGTATGTAGCTAAACTAAAAGAACTTCCTAATAAAGATATTTCTTTTATAATTCCAGGAAGAGGTGAAAAAGAAGCTACAGCCTTTGCTTCAGGTGGTAAAGTCTCAGGTCCAGGATCAGGAACTTCAGATAGTATTCTTGCTAGAATATCAAACGGTGAGTATGTTATTAGACAAAGTTCTGTTGCTAAGTATGGCACAAAGTTTATGGATGCAATTAACTCAGGAACTTTCCCTGCATTTAGCATGGGGGGTTTAATTGGGAAATTACTTCCAAGATTTGACAAAGGCGGTAGTGCTTATACAGGAGCAGAAATCCAAGAAATACTTTCTGCTGGTATACTTCAAGGACCAACGCTAAGAAACTTTAACACTGCTTTAAGCCGTATTAGACGACTTAGTGATCAAATCGCTCAAGTAAAAGATCAGTTAAAAATAAATCCAAAAGACGTTATGCTTAAGGCACAGCTTGCAGAAGCTGAAGAGCGTTTATTAAGAGCTTTTGAGGATCATGATGCTGCACTCACTACTGCTATTGATAATCTAGAAGGCAGTGGCGTTTCTGATGAGCTTAAGAAAAAGGCAGGTGGACAAGGTGGAGATGCACTTGAAAGTGAAACCATTGGTATGCAATATGCACAAGACTTTGCAAGCCAGTTCCAGCAAGGCCTTAGTGAAGCTTTAATTACAGGTGACTTTAAGCAATTTGGAGACTTATTAGTTGATCAGCTTACTATGTCTGTTATAGATAGCTTTACTCAAGGGCTAAGTACTTCGCTATTTAATGGTCTTATTGGCTCTTTGGAAAAAGGTGAAGGTCCACTTTCTGAATTCTTTAGCGGTATCTTTGGTGTTGGCGAAAAGCTAGGTAAAGATACTACTGACGCAATTAAAACAGGTACACAGCAAGGTGCTGCAGAAGGCACTCCTAAAATTTTCGATACAATTAGCTCTGTATTGAAAAGTCTTTGGGATGGTATTACCGATTTGTTCAAAAGCTTTACAGGAATGTTTAGTGGCGGTGGCGGCTTTGGCGGCGGCGGGGGCTTTGGTAGCA